TCCTACGACTTCGCGCGGCCCGCTGGCGCAGACCGCTTCACGTTCGACGAAACCACACCAGCCGGAATTGACAAGGTGTTCCCATACCTGTCCGGTTACAGCGCGGGCACCGGCGACACGATTACGGTCGGCAACGCGCCGATTCTCGTCGTGGATTTGAACGGCAATTCGCCCGGCAGTTCTTTTGATGACCCCGGCCAGCTTCCACTTGAGGACGGGGTTCATCATCCGGTGGATTACATTGAGACTTGGGGACCGGGGGGCAGCGCAGTCCTTCCTACAATAAGTTCCGGCGATGTGTGGGGCGGTCAATCCGTTGGCGGATTTTACCATGTGACCAGACTTTCTGACACCACCGCCTTGCTCGGCACAAAGATTTACGGCGTACCCACCGGCTGGTCGTGTCCATCGGGCGACATGGCCACCGCGTTTGGCCGGCTGCGATTCCCGGCCTGCCCCGGCATCCTTGGGCGCGTGGCCATCAGCGCCGTAACCAACGCCTCACCCTGTCATCTGACCCTTGATTCCTCACCGTATCTGGCCATGGACATCACCGCCTCTCCGCCGTCGAGCGAACTGGTGGACTTGTGCGCTGCGGATATGACCGTTCTCGCATCAAACGTGGCCGTGACGCGCGTGAGCGATACAGATTTCACCGTTCCAAACTCCGGTTCGACTGCCTACGCGACGATTGCGGCGGCAAAGTTCGTTATCGTTCATGGCGCTCCGGCATACTACTGGGACGATACGATGCCAAAGGGAAATCTGCTCGCGCTTGAATTTACTTTCAACTATCGGATGAAAGCCGAGACGCAGCGCATCAACGACCTCATCACCGCGTGCGGTGACCCGACCGATCACCCGGAATTTACCGACTGCGATTGTTCGCCACTCGGCTCGGCGCAGACCGTGCCATTCAGTGTGTACAGCGATTTCACTCAGACGCAACTGTGCGTGCCGTGGACCCAGTGCGGCCCGCGTGTAGCGCCCGTGGCTGACTTCCCCGGTTCATTCCCGATGGACTCACAATACGGATCCCGCTGGCAAGCCTGCGTCGTCAGTGCCATCCAGGATTTGCTCTGGCAAAAACCGCATGTGCCACCCTCGTTTGTGGATTCCGTTTCCGAAGATGTGGTGACAACTTTCGCGTGGTTAGAAGATGACGGGACTTGCCAAATTAGCACAGAAACACCGCCGGTTAATTATTACGCGCACGCGCCGATGGTCGAAGCGTTCACCTACATGCCCGTTGCTGGAATGTCCGGCACGGAAGCCGCCCCAGCCGTTCCAGCGGGAATTACGGTTGGGTTCACCAGTCCGGTGACCAATGGCGATTCTGAAACGCTCTACGCGCCGGGTCCGGGCGGCTGGACGCCGTGGGGTCTGCATCAGAATCTGTGCGGCTGCGTTGGTAGCGGGCGGTTCGGTGGAGACTACGCCGTGTTCACTTTGGACTGTTGATGCGAACTCCGTTTTTCAATCAGCACCGCGGCGTTGCGGAATCTCCGCCTTACCAGCCACCGAAGCCGAGACAGTGGCCGGCTTGGGCGTTGCCGCTGAAACTGTTCGCGCAGTCGGGGGATCGGGGGCTGGGCGATATTGTGGCGCGGAAGATAGGGCTGGCACGCGGCGCGGCGTTCAAGGCGTGGTTCAAGGAAAAGTTCAACCGAGATTGCGGCTGCTCCGACCGCCAGATTTGGCTCAACCAGATGTTCCCCCTATCCGCATGAACATTGACTCTACCCCATTATTATGAATTGCAATTCATTTCACCGCAACTTCTGCGGACTTTTCGCGCTGGCCGCGCTTTTTCTGGCGCGTCCAGCGCATTCTCAATTTAACGCGACATGGTCTTTCCTTGACACGTTTGGTAATCAACTGCCGATTACGACGATGGAGATTGATTCTTTGCTGGCCTATACTGTCAACGGAACAAACATCGTGCTTGGCGACAATCATGTTTATCCCGTCAGCAATGCGACCCTGACCGTGAACGGGATGTACCCGGGCCAATATCGAACGATTTATTCGGGTGAATTTCTGACGATCACTTTCACGAATTCATTTCCTTTGGGGACAACCGGCAGTGTCTCGGCGTCAGGCTTTGTCGTCAATTCTCTTGTGCCGCCCATTCCTGTTACCAACGCCAGCTTCGGGCCGGGAGTGTTCTTTCGGGTCACAACCAACTCGTCTGTTTCGTGGACTGGGAATGTTGACACAAATGGTTTTCTTGCGTGGTTGACAAACCTTTTTGCTCCCGTTGGTTCCGGCGGCAACCCGAACGCGGTGACGAACAACGACACGCGGGCGCTTGATTTAACCAACGCCGGAAACGTCTTTGCGGGGAACTTTATCGGAAATCTTATCACCGGAACGAACCTGATACCGGATGGAGCGACTTATATTGGCACATCTTACGCCCTGGTAAATTTACTGCTGCCAGAAACCACCTATCAGATAACATTTGGGAACAACGAAACCAACCTATACAGCAATGGTCTTGGCGCAGTCCCATTCGGAATAATACCAGCGGTGGGGACTGTTGTTTTTACAACTGGAAATCCGATGGATGTTGTGGCTCTTCACGGGCCGGATGGAGTTCCCGTCACCGCTACCATCTATGCCGTCTGGACAAGCCCTGGACCGTTCAACGCGACGAACCTTTACGGCGTAGTTCCAACCAACAATCTGCCCATGTCGCAACTCGGTGGCGGCAGTGGCACCTACAATTACAACCTTCTCAGCAACACGCCCACACTTGGAAACGCGGCCAGCGCGAACACGAACACAATGAAAGTCTTTGGTGCGACCAACGCCGACAACGCAACCACGGCGACGAACGCTCCTAATGGTTTTCCCTTGGTTTCAAACCCTTTTATTTACCAACAAGGGGGTTCCCCCTTACTATTGGACTTACAGGCAAGTGCGCCGATGGCTTTGAATGGTCAGTCTTGGGGCGCGACTGGACGAAAGCCGATTTTGATGATTTACACCGGGCAGGCTCATGGCGCGACCTTGAGTCCCTACGCCGATTTCAACAACGAAACCAACACGCTCACCATCCTTTCTAATTGGACAACCAATGGATTGCTGGGCGCGTTCACCAACGATGGGGGACGGGTTTATTTCTTCCACGAAACCGGATGGGACAATCTCAGAAACACCAACTGGCCCTATATGGTGTCAAATATCACGTCTCTGGTATGGGACACCAATCGTTTCTCTCACGGAATCCCGTGGATTAATCAGGTCTGTTTAAGCAATAACATCGGCTCTGTTTGGATGATATACTCCCTGACGAACATCGTGCCCACTGGCGCGAGCGAGTGGATTATTTCATGGGATGCTTCTAATCCTATCCTTTATACCAATGGGGTTGGGCCTGTCCCCACAAATGGCTTCGGCCACTACGAAACGGTGTCAACCCCGGCGGACATACAACACGACCTTGACGGGATGCTCTGGTGGGGTTGCGCGGGAGTTTGCACCGCTGATGACCCGGCTGTCGTTCAAAGCCTGTTTCAAATTTCTTACGATTGGGGAAAAGCCGCATTGTGTGTTTACCTTCCGTTTGGATTTAACCAGTCGTATCCAGCCGCCGCGTATCCGGGGAACACCGCCGCTATGGCTTTGGTCTTTACCAACCAGTATCCGCAGCCGTATCCCTCCACCTTCGCATTTGGAGTTCCGACTCCAATCATAATCTCCTACGAAAGTTTCCCCGACCAGTACCGGACTGTTGGAGCACCCACCACACCGAATCATACGGCGGTTTATTATGACAACGGAGGCGAGGGAGTAGGCAATGTTGGCGTGTTGGCCTGCCTGCGGGATTTTCCAACCACAACCAAAGCATGGCAGGGAAGCTATATTGTGGATTTTCTTCCGGACGATGTTTCAACGGCGACGGCGGTGAAGATTGCGCTTCTGCATCAGTGGCCGATGCTGCCTCCAGATAACTACCCGATAAGCTGGAACCACGGCATGTTTAAAAGCGCAACCAACTTTCTGCTGAATGCCGCGTGGCGGAAAATCTGGCTGGATGATGAACAGAACTGGCCCAAACCGCTCTGGCCCGGCAACACCAACACGTTTATTGAACAAATTGTCGCAGGTAATTGGGTGGTTGGTTATTTTAATAAGTATGGTTCGACTGTTTCAACCCAGTCGGTCAACTGGTCTAACTTCCACTGGCTAACAAACACCATTGTTGACGTGAAGGAAATTTATCCCCTAAACATTGATTACGGCACCAACAGCATCTCATACACCAATATTATAGCAGCCGGTGATAGCCAACTGTTCGAGTTTGATTCTTATGGTGCAACTTATATTGCGGGGCCAAGTTCAATTTCCGCGCCAACAAATCTGCTGAATACTGTCGCTTGGTGGGTGACTTCCGACACCGCGACCAACGCAGGACTGGAGTCTGTTTCCAACCGGGTGACAGCGAATAACTGGCCGCTCCAGAGTTCGGCTACCGCCTCATACTGGCCTACCAATGGCGTAACAACGCTGAACGGCTCAAACGTGCTTACCTTCTCATCCCTTTCGACAGGCTACTGCTTCCTGACTAACTTGAATTTCACTTTATCTCCGCCGTATGAGGTCACAATCATTTACAAAGTTAACAATGCCGCGCCTCGGAACGGAATCGCCTATGTCCTGGGAGACATGGCGGGCAACCTGGCTATTAGAATTATCTCTGACCAGTCAAGTTACACAAATCTCCAGTTGTCGGCAGACGCATTTACTTCCTTCGCCTATGTGTCAAACGGCATAAGTGTGGGCAAGTGGAGGATGGACACGCTTGCCGATTCGGGGACATCTTGTGCTTACTACACCAATGGAGTCTTGATGACCAATTGGACATCAACCGTTGCATCGCCGTCAGGTTTTGTGCTGTCTGGTTATCCCGGAGCCCTTTATTGGCCAACGCCAATGAGTGTTGCCGAGGTGTTTGTTTATTCCAACGTCAACAGCGCATTCAACCGGAACCTGATTTGGAATTACTGCACCAACAAATATAGCAGCGCAAACTTTTAATGACCCCGCCCCGCACCAAACCAATGAAAGTGAGCAACGAAATAAATGAGTGAACAAACATCATCTATCTGGAAATCAATCGCCTACGGGCTTGGGGCTTTGTCCCAGGCTTTCATTATGTTATTACTGTGGATGATTTTTTCCCACCTTGATAAAATTGACGACAAGGTCGGAGTCCTTGCTGTTCAGCAGGCCAGGATGGAGGGGGTTATGTCCACCATAAACATCAATAACCCAGCTGAGCCGGTGAACAAACATAAGGTAGGAGAACTGGAACAATAAACTTATGTTTCAACGACTCATAGCAAACTGGAAAACCACATCGGCAGGAGTTATAATGATTGTTGGGGCAATAGTTCATTTGTATTTTAACCGACCACTTACCGAGCCGATGCTGATGATGGGTGTGACGGCTATTGTTGGAGGTCTTGGTCTGTTGTTCGCGGGCGATGCAAACGTAAGCTCAGTGGCTTCGGATAAAAACGCCGTCGCAGTTGACCGAATCAATACGTTCGGCCCAGACCCTGAGGCAGAAAAATTATCGGTGACTCCCAAGCCATTAGAGCCACCGGCAGAAACAAGACCACCGCCGACTGCCTCGGCGAAATGAATAAAGACTACATTGACTTTGTTGCTCTTGGTGATATTCACGCCGGTAGCAAGGCGGCTGTTTGTGTTCCCGACATGGAGTTGTGCGGCGGCGGCTCATTCCGATACTCAGCCGCCCAGCGCGGCCTTTACGACGCATGGTGCAGACTGGCACAGGAGTGGGCAAATCCCGACGTGCTACTGGTCAACGGTGACGCCATCGAGGGGCAGGCGAGAAAAGAATCCGGCGTGCCCTGCTGGTCAACCGACTTGGACGACCAGTTGCATTGCGCCGAGTTGTTGGTGAAGATGTTCGGAGCCAAGAAAACTTACGTCATCAACGGAACTGGTTATCACGTTGACGCCGGAGGAAAGAGCCTGGAATGTCATTTGGGCGACAGGCTTGGGGCTGAGAAGATTGGAATAGCTGGCGCACGGTCGGCAGAGGAGATCTTTCTAAATGTCGGCGGACTCACGTTCCACGCCGCGCATCACATCAGCATCGGGACAGGTTGGTATAAAACCACCCCGCTCGCTCGTGAACTGGTGTTTGCCTTGCTGAACGAGTCGGACTTTCACAAGACTGACGTTGTGCTGAGATGTCTTTCAGATGACACCGAAATCTTGACCCGTCGGGGGTGGAAAAACTATTTGCAGATTCTTGACTCTGACGAGGTTGTTACGTTGAATCGAGAGAGTGAAGTTTTGGAGTGGAAAAGGATTAACGCCTTTACTTGGAACCGGGACTATTCGGAGATGGTTCGTTTTGAGGGCAAGGGTGTTGATATTCTTGTCACGCCCGATCATTCAATGGTTTATCGCCCGACATCGTTGGGGCCAGTTAGAACTCGTCCAGCCAAAGATTTTCTCAAATTAAACACATGGCTTCTTCCGGTTTCTGGAAAACTACCGAGGATTGGGGTTCGCGTACCCGATTCGGAAATCAAGTTGCTGGCTTGGGTGATCGCGGAGGGAAGCATGGCGGCAGGAAACAAAAGCAAGGGCTATCTAAAAAAGAACCAAGTGCGACTTTTTCAAAGACGCAGCAAGGCGCACTTAATTCGTGCCATCCTTGAAGAAGTTGGATTTGAATTTACCGAACACGAACGGAAAGACTGCGGTAAAAAACTTTTGGATTCCGGTGTTGAGTATCAGACCAACGAAAACACTGTGGCTTTTTATTTGAAGCAGCCGTATTCATCCAAGATTATTGAACTTTTGAACGGAGAAAAGAACATCCCTGATTGGCTTATGGAAATGGACGGTAGACAGTTTGATTTGTTCTTTCGTGAATATGTCGAGGGTGATGGCCACTGTGAAACGGGACACCCGGAAAAGAATGGCAAGATTTTTACAGCCAACCGAGATTTGGCAGACCGCTTGAACATTTTATTTTGCACGCACGGATTCAAATCTCAGGTTTCAGAAAGAGAGAAGTGGGGTAAAAAGAACTGGGCCGTGACCTATGTAAGAAAACAGGAGGTTCACATGGTCAGGCCGTGCGCCACGCTGGTTCCTTATTCCGGGATTACTTGGTGCGTCAACACAAATAACGGGACGCTTTTAACCCGCCGCAATGGGAAGGTGGCAATTGTTGGGAATAGCCACGTCCATTACTTTTGCGGCGTGGAATTTCACCGGCAACACGGCTACACGCTTCCCTGTTGGCAGCTTCGCACCCGTTACATGATGAAGAAGTCCGCCTTTGGCATGACGCCATCAATCGGGGCGATTCGATTCAGGATTTATCCCGGCGGCGAACTTCGGATAGACAAGCGGCTATTCAAAGTGGCCGAAGCAAAACCAAAGCTGTTCAAATATGAAGTCACAGAAACGGACTGACTCGACGGTTACAACTGAAATAAAAATACCAAGGAACTGGGATATGGGAAAATCAATGAAGGAATTAGTAAAAGAGGCTTTCATACCCAAGCCGGACAAAGTGCCCAAAGGATTCAAGCCGGCCGCGCAGTGGGCGAAGGAACTCGGCATTGGTCTGCGCTCATGTCAAATCGCCCTGCGTCAGTTGGTGGACGACGGGAAAGTCGAAGAACAAAAATTTCGGTTGCCGGGTCGTACTGCACGCACTCCACATTACAAGGAAAAATGACACAGCCGCTTTTCGATAAACCCGGCCAGCCGGTGATTGGGCATTACGAAAACCGACCATCCGACCGGGAGAAGTTTGAATCAATGATGAAATTCCTTGGCTATTCGATTGTTGACGTAACGGCCAAACAAAAAAAGCCGACCAAAAAGAAGTTGACAAAATCAAGGAAACGGGCAAGATTCAAACGCTGCACCGACAGTAAACAAACCGGAAAACTGAAAGGAAAATTATGTTGCTAAATGTTCTCTATTGGGTGTTCCTCGTACTGGCTCTCGTTGGGATCTACTTTGACGAACCGGCCAATCCTCGCGGGCGATACGCTGCTCGTGGGTTTTGGGTGATATTGTTCATCATCATTGGATTTCGCGCCTTCAAAATGTCGCTCGAGTAAAGCCATGAGAACCTTCAAGCTCGGCAAACTTCCCAAGCGCGAGGACAGACTAAAACGCACGCTGAAACTTTCGGCTGTCCTTCCCGTTCTTCCGCCCTTGCCGGCGGTTATTGATTGGACGGGCAAGGTTCCAGATTGGAAAATGCTCTGTAACGATTTGGTGGGCTGTTGCACATGTTCCGCCTCCGGCCATGCCGAAATGCTCTGGACTTCACAAGCCTCACAAGAATTCATCCCGACCGATGCTGACATTTTAACGGCCTATGAAGCAGTGTCCGGCTACGACCCAAGCAAGACGGACGCGGACGGAAACAACCCGACCGACACGGGGGCGGACATGCTGACGGTGCAGAATTATTGGCGCAATACAGGAATTGCCGGGCGCAAAATCGGGGCTTACGCCGCGTTGAACGTGGCCAAGCTGGACGATTTCAGGGCTTCGGTTTATCTCTTTGGCACGGCGAACATCGGCATTCGGATGCCTCAATCGGCAATGGACGCAACCAATTCGGGCGCGATTTGGACTGAACTTGGCGACGGCGACATCATCGGTGGGCACGACATCATTCTTGTGGCCTACGACGCCAACGGATTTTGGAGCATCACATGGGGTCAGAAGCAGTATATGACAAACGAATGGCTTCTGGGCTATGTGGATGAGGCATACTGCCCCTTCTCGCAGGACTTTATCAACGGAACAACCGGCATTTCTCCAAGCGGTTTTGAACTGGGAAAACTTCAGGCATATTTGGCCGCGCTTTAATTATTATGGAATTGGAATTTATCAAAATTTAGTCATGGTTCCACGCCGGGCCAACCGACTTCCAATCGGAAGGCCCGGCTCTTTTTCTGTTGACAACCCGCCCGTTCCGGCGTAAAACTCCCTCACTGTTAGATAACCAAATCAAATCAAAACTATGAAATTCCAAACACTCATCGGCATCGCGGTCTGCGGACTGGCGATGATATTCGCCACCGGCTGCTCGACCCCTGGCGGCGGCACGGCTGTAAACACACCGGCCATCACGCAGCAGGGCGTTACGCTCTTGGTTCAGGGCGGGCTGATGGCGTATCCTCAATATACGCCAGCGGTGCAGGCAGCCGGGGCTGTAATCTGCATTGCCGCCGGCAGCACAAACACTACTCCGACTCAAATCACCGCCGCGCTTTCTGGCATTTCCACTAACGCGCAGGTTGGCTTGATTATTAACGGCGTCATGCTGCTCTACGAAACGGCTTTCAACAGTCTGGTTTCTACGAATCAGCAAGCCGCCGCGCAACCTTATTTGCAGGCCGTGTGCAACGGCATAAACGCTGCTGTTCCGTCACCTGTATTGGGAGCGAAAAGATTGTCAGCGGTCAAAGGAGACTGGTCGCAAGTCCCTTTCAAGCGTTAATCCGCACGGTGAAATTTCAGCCTGACTGGGATGGACTCAGGGCCGGTGATACCCTGCTCTACGGCGGGTGGGCCATTGAGGACATCATAGTTTGGCTCAAGACTTTTAGTTTCGCTACCCACATCGAGGTATTCGTGGGTGGTGGTCAATCAATGGCATCCCGACCGGGAACGGGGTGCCGCCTTTACCCGCTTCGTAAACAGGGCATCCGCTACGTTCTGCGACCGACCGGGCCGCTTGATCTTGAAAACGGTATGGCGAACTTCCACGCTAACATGGAGGGATTACCCTATGGCGTTTCCGATCTCACCCAGTTCTATCCGGCTCTTGCATGGTGTCTGCGGCATGTTGGATTCAAGGTCAAAGGAATAATCTGCTCAGAAGCTGGCGACAAGTTTTATCAGGGCTGCGGATTCTCCTGTTTCAACACCAATTACCCCGCCGGTCTGGTTGTGCCGAGGGATTATCTGGTTGTGGGCGGATGTTATTTTGAGCTTGTGTGGAGTTACAAGGGGCCGGGGTTTGAGCAACTGCACAGATGATTTCCTGCGCCTTAATCGTGTTCCTGTTCAGCGCGAGCTTTCTCTGCGTGGTTACGGCGGTGTTGAAGTTACGCCGTTAAATTGTAGAACCTACTGCTCCATCTGCTAGGCGGCAATCTCGTGGTCTAAATATCACGTTAGCCGCGTTCCACTTTTCGGCGGCTTGTTGTTTTGACGGTTGCCATGCGTCGCGCTTTGGGGACTGCCAGTAGGTTTCGCAGTCCTCGTTTGGGCAGATGTAGCAAAATAGTTTGCGGCCCTCATCGAGGGTGGTCTCTTGGCGCACTGGCGAGAAGCCGCACGACCAACATTTGCAGACTTCCGGTCCCCATTTCTGACGCCCCACCAAGCATGAGGCGACGCGGCTAACAAATCGCTGATCCGCGACGCCGGGAACGCCCTCCAGTTTCAAAGTTTCTGTCCGCATATTACGTTTTGGGATTTGCGCCGGCGCGGGATAGCTCCACGATGGCCAGAGGTTGCGGCAGGCCATGTTCCGCACCAAAGAATTTAGGACGGCCACGAATAAAACGGATTTCACCCTTCATCATATCTTTGGATGGGCGTGATTTCATTGTTTGTTCTCCTTTACTGCGTCTATGGCGAGACTGTGTTTACATTTCCCCCAAGAACATCCGCAGATTTCACAAAGCAGTTGAACACTTCCTTTTGGAAAGATTGGCTCGCTTGTATGTTCTTTCTTAAACTGTCTCAACTCCTTCAACTCGTCCTCAAGTGTGGCGGCGTATTCGGTAAGGGCTTGTTTAAAACAAGCAAGTAATCCAATTTGGTCTTTAGTATCAACAAATGTATCTGGACTTTCAGATTCACTATGCAACCATTCGTTAAAATACCTCTCCGCAATCGCTTGTTTTGTTTCGGTGGGGGTCATGTCATTCTCCTTTCGATAGTTGGTTGAAGTGGGCGAGGGCTTCACAGTCTTTATGTAAAAGTCCAGTAGAAGTCCACGCGGCATTAAGTGTTTTTGCCAACCCCTCCGCGCATTGCTTCCATTGGTCACGTTCAGTATAAATTTGGTTGAGATAATCGCTGCAACCCATAAAAACATGACTACTCAAACAATCTTGATGAACAACGGTAATATGTTTTGCTTTCGCCTCACTCAACTCTCTTTTCAATTTTTCAAGTTCTGTTTCCATTGTTCCTCACTTTCTTTTTCCAGTAGCAAATTACAGGGCTACTAACGCCAATGGCTTTTGCCATTTTTGAAATGCTAACTCCGCCGGCAATCATTTGCAAGTCCAATTTGTTCGGGGCGAAGTTTTCCGGCTTTGCTTTTGGCTTCAATGAAAAATACGCGACCTTTATCAGCCAAAATTGTGAAATCAGGCTCACCAATTGTTCTCATGGCGCGATGAACCATAGACCCGTGAAACGCCAACCACCCGCGCTTCTTGCTCTCGGCTATTATTGAAGCATGAAGCGAGGATTCACGGTCAACCGCGCACAGCGTTCTATTTTCTGGTGGAAGTTTGGGTGCAACCCTCGCCTGCATCTCGGCGAATTGGGCTGGGGTTATTGTGCTCATAATTCTGTTGAATAATTTATATCAAATTGCGCCTGTCCCATTTCAATCATGTTTCCAGATGGCATTTTTACCAAAACACGATTGAACAGATTTCGATTCACAATCTCTACCGTAAACCCGTGCAGCCGATGACGCCAAATAGCGCGGGGTTGTTTGGCTTCAACTTTCGCAATCAGTTTTAAGGCTTCGGGAGTCATTGCCGTCGCGGGATAGCTCGTCGTTAGGGCGCGTTGCGCGAGTCCACTGGTCGGCCATAGCTTCAGCTATTCCGGTGTAGGTTCGGCTTCGGTCTTTCGCCCGCGTTGCGGAAGGCGGCATTTTATGGATTCGCGCTTCCCGGCCTTCCGGTTCGGGCAGCGCAAACAGATCGTCGCGGCGATGAGTCGGTTCGAGTTCTGGCAGTCCGCGCAGCCAGAGGCAGGTTTGTTTGCATTCGCCGTGGCCGAACATCCACGGCTGGATTACCTGCGTCCACTCGCCCATGATTTCCCTGGCCTTGATGTAGGGAAGCGGATTTTCCCCGGCGCGATGCGGGATTTTATCGAAGTCGAGCAGTCGGCGAAATTTGTTGGCCATGTCTTTCATGGCGACTCGGCGTTCCTCCATGTAGAGACATTTGGGATTTGGATTCATCGGTCTTTGATACAGCCATCGTGCGCCGGAGCGAGTCGCAAAGGTGCAGGGCCAAAAGAAAAGCAGGATGTCCCAATCTTCGTCGAGATGTTTGAACACATCATCCTGGATATGGTTGCCATCCCGCTCGCTGGGTTCCAGGTCACACGACCACGCATCCCACCCGCGAGCAGCGAAGGCGTCACGGACTATTCCAGAAAATTCGCACGCCACCAAAACGCGCCCTAACAACCGCATGGAGCCAACGGCGGTTGCGCCTGGCAGTGAGATTTCAGCAGTGTTCATGGTTTGCGTTATTCGCGCCGTGGTTCAGCTTTGCGTTAGCAGGCTCGGCCACGGCTTCTGTTTCCTCGAAAGCATAAGCCTGTCGGAGTGTGTTGTAGCCGTTCAGGAGCATCGTCACGTTTCGGCTGGAGTAGTGCTTGAGATTGCTCCCATCGAAGACATAGACCTTGCCGGTCACTGTGCCGTGTTCTTTGCATCCCCGCCGGCAGAGGTATGACTTGCCGGCAGTTGGCCGGAATGAGTTTTTGTGCCACCATGCCATTTCTGCGCCGGTGAGTTGGTTGAGTCGCTTTCCGTATCCAGTTGGTGTTTCGGTTGTGTTCATGTTCATTTTGCTTTCAGTATTTTGGTGCTTTTTCAAAGGCTTCACTAAACCAGCGATGTGTCGCCCAGTCCTCACGTTGCGCTTGTGCCAGTCCAAGCCACCACATCAGCAGTTCTCGTTTTGTGTATATGTGCATATCGTTGATTCGCCTGCTAACAACCGCATGAAGCCAATGCGGGATAGCGTCTTTATTTCATTTGTGAGTCATCAGTCCCGCATGGCTTATGCGGAGCGTTAGAGGTCGTGACGAGCGCGTGATACATTTCGCAAGCAGGGCATGTGTGCTTTTCTCCAGGGCCACCACCACCGCAGGTGCAGCACGCTGTTACCGCACGGGTGATGTCCATTTTCGAGTATCGCGGTTCACGATCTCTAACAACTCCCTGCACCGCGACGGCGGGAGTTCCTTCAGGTTGGTTGGTCGCTTTCCGCATATTATATTTTGGTTCATCGCCGCCGCGGGTGAGGTCGGCGTTAGACGGCTTGAGCACTATTGCCATTTTTTCACCGTGAACATTTTCTCCGCCGCCGTCTTTGCAGGCCACGAAATAGTTGCCATCGGCCACCGGGTAGCTTCCAACCACTTCGGCGCACATGAGGCCGGGATTGCCGACGACTCCCCCAATGCGCGACCGCACTATTTCCATTCCCGCCTTCAGACTTTTGACGGCCACGAGCATTACCTTTGGCCCGTAGAACCGTCTAACAAGTCGCTCCAGACGACGCTGATTGGCGTCTCCAGTTTGCCGGGAGCGTTTGAGGTTGATGGGTGGCTTCATAGGCGCGTCTGAGCTAATCGTTAGCCCCGCCAAGCATCACCACGAGCGATGGACTTTATTGATTCCCAGCAGGCGACCAGTGATTGTCCGTCGGTTGGTTCATTGTCCATTGAGCCGTTGATGGTGCTTTGTGTGGCTGTGTCATTTTCGGCTGTCTTGATAATTTGTTCGATTTCTTTGGTATCGTAGTTCCCATCCAGCGACAGGGCTACACGCATGTGCTCTCGGAACGTTCGGGCAGGGCTAACAACGCGCTGGAGGCAATCGGGACTACCCGCTCCGATTTCCAATCCTTCTTCGGCCTTCGCTCGTTCCATGAGCCATTTCCTTGGTATGCGGTATTTCATCGTCCCGATGCCTCAGCTTGGTCGTTAAGATGCGGCAGCACGTTCCCACGCCCTTTTCCTTGTTGAACCGCCGCCGATGCAGAGGTCGATTTTTGTGCCGGTGAAGATACACCAGACATCCACGATTCTTTTCGCGTAGGCAGTTGGAAGTCTTGCGAGCACGTTTGCCTTTGCCGCGGGCCGCATCTTAACAACTCCATGCAGGCGACGTGAGGAACGCTTTCCAGTTTTCGATTGCCTTGATTTCATATTTACGGTTTTCGTTGTGCCGAGTCAGGTGACACGCGCCTGATGTCGGCGTTGGGCGGATTGTGCATTGTCCGAAATTCACGGGCGGCTTTTATGACTTTCCGCATGTGTTCCTCGGCGGAGGCGCCTGATGCAAAAGCGGGTTTGCTACTCACTATCGGCCTGCCTTCTAGCGTCGTGATGAAGCCCGCATATTTTCCAGAATTATCCGGGCCAGCGTGTGTTACAGACATCGAGTCGCCCTCAGACCATTTAAGATTGAGCACAGTGCCAAGCGTAAGACCGCCCAACAAATCCTTGGAGGCAATGGCGTCTGCCCATTGAGTTTCAGCATCATTTTTCATCGGTCATTTCCTTTGGTTGCGAGGCACGGTTTCCGACGCCATGCCTCAAGTCTGCGTTAGGTGTCCTTGCATCACAGTATCGGGAGCGGTTCGTCTTTCGCCCATTTCAGGACGCCAGGACGTGTTCCGTTATGGTATGACTTGAAAGCCTTGATGGTGATGCCGAACACATAGCCAGCATTGAGCTTGGATTTGTTGCCACGATTTGCGATAAGCCGATTCCGCAGATCGCCAGCGGCAGACGCACCACCTTCGAGATAGACTTTTTGCAGGAAGTCTTTCGCCTTTTCAAGATACCCATTTCGAGACGATGCCAGCGTGAAGATGGCCCCGCCGATGGAAAGGGGAAGCAGTTTGGTTTGACGATAGAGCGGATTCACAAAAGACGCAGCTTCGCCAAGCACGGCTTGGTTGCTGATACAGTAGTCAATCAGTTCGCACTGCGTCGGGAACTGATTCCCATTTCCCCGACTTTGCGCTTCGCTGCCGCAGCGGTCGGCGGGATATAACACGGATGATTCGTAGGCTTGAACCCAATGCGCGATTGACGGGATTGATTTCGCAAACGGCATACCAATGAGGCCATCCGACACGGACCGGCGGAGTCCAGCGTCTATCACCTTGTAGAGTTCTTCGTCGTTTGTTTCCATGACCAAGAATTGTTGAGGCTTGCCAGACAGCACGACGGCAGACAGCCGGTGCTGTCCGTTGGCGAGCTTGCCTTTGATCCTCAAGATTGCGTCAGGGCTGATTTTGAACCGGCCAGCATCCATGTCAGAAGCGAGACGCTTCACATGGGCGTTTCGGACGGTGCGTTGTAATTCCCAGCGGTCGGCGAGCCATTCGGTTGCGATTTCAGGAGTTATTTTTTGCAGTTCTGCGGTTGCGTTTGTTTTCATGTTTTTGGTCTTTCGTTTTTGTTGTTTATCTATTTGCAAATTGACGGACACCTTGACTCTTTGAATACGAAGATTCGGTTTATTTTTGCATCCATATTCCTTTTGACCCATGTGTGGTCTTTTGCGGCGTGCTGTGCTTCCGATAGCACCTTGAGGCATACGGCCAGCAGCAGGCGTTCGGACGCACCGCTAACAAGTCGCTCAAGACGACCCGGATTACGCTTTTTAGTTTTCGATTTGGATTTCATAAAATTTGTATGTCAATTGCCGGGCGTCTTAGCTCCGCACGTTCAAAACTCAAGGCATCGGCACGTCATTGTTTTCGGTCGGTTGTGGCGCGGGTTGATAGTCGTCTTTTGCCGTCAATGCGCCCTGTCCAGCCATCTGCCGATATGACCAAAGCGATTCCGGGCCTATGAGTTGCATTGGGCCGAATGGCAGTCCGAATACGCGGTAAGATGGCCAGTGGTTAGTGGCCAAGCATTGCGCGTAATACGCGAGCGCGGACTGATATTTCAATCGGCCCCAAGTTAAAAACTCGGCGGTCATTGCGGGCATTGGTTTCGTAACATGCCAGGGTTCGGTGTTTTCAGAAAGAGGAAACACCCAGTCGGTGCGGTCTTGTTTAGTTGCTTCCTTGAACATATCCATTCCAAGCGCGGCCTGAATGTCGTAACCTTCATCATTAATCACGCGGCAGAAGGTTTCCGGGTCGCCGTTGCGGGCGGTTTTGCTGTCTGCCAGCGACTTTCCCCACGTCGGATGTTTCGAGTCCGGCACAAGGTCGAGCAGGCAACGAACGGGGATGTCCAGACTGCTGACTTTGAATTCGCCAGTGACCATCACTTGCTTTTTTGAGCACGCGATTAATTCGACGCGCGGGGCATAGGATTGCGCGGTTTTGGCGGCAGCTTCGGCTTCGAGTGCAACTTCCGGTTTGATAACAGTTTTGTCTTTCTGCGATTCAACCCAGTCCTTGCACCAAGACGAATTCAGGTTGAACGGCTTCGGCTCGCCCGTCTTTTTGTCGGGATAAGTTTCGGGACGAATGACAAAGAGGTCGTCGAATGTGCCGGGGGACATTTCCAGACATTCAAAAAGCCTGCCGAAGATGGTCGCTGGCGTGTCGGGAGAATTCTTGCTGGCCAGCCATTTTTCTGGATTAACAGCAAACGCGACAATTTCAGAGCGCGACATAATAAACGCGGGGTCGCCGCGTTTCACGCCGGGCACTTGGCGGGAATAAACTTCGTAGCTGATTCCATCGCCGATTACTTTGCAGTTGATGAAGCTCATGGTTTTCAATCAGTAAAAACGGCGACGATTGTGAGTCCGCTTTCATCTTGAGAGGTGACATGTATGGAATCGCCAACCCATTCGGTTTTTTTCTGACAATCGGGAAGCAGCGCCTCTTTGAAGCGATTGAAGGCGGAAGGTTTCACATGAAAATGATTAAAATCAATCGCGGTTATGTCGTTGTCAATATGAAGTGCGGTGACTTCAGCCAATTTGGTTTTGAACTGTTGAATCTGTTCTTTTGTCATAATTTTTATCGTTTGCTAGTTAAAACTTCCCGCGCCTTGGCAATCACTTCGCGGAATCGTTCGGTCGTTAGGTCGGGTGCGCGTTCGGCTGGCTCTTTAGCGGCGTCCAAGATTTCCTCGCGCCAAAGCCATTCGTTTGCCTTGTCCCACGTCTTGACGCCCGGCGTTCGGACTGGCTTCAAAACCGTCCAAAGCTCGATTTCAAGCTCTTTTAGGGTTTTGGCATCCGATTTTACGCCCTGCATGCCCGTGGGCGCATTTTGATTGGACGGGCTAGTAGATGGAACGCTCCCACTGGCAATCGTGGCAGGCTGGCCAGCCTGGTTACACCACGCCCCAAGCAATTCGCCGTGGTGAACCGTAATCGGGGTGGTTTTGTCCTTGGGAAAACAATCACGCAAAGAGGGGTGCGAACACTTCGTCAGGATAATGGAATGATTTTGCAAGATTTCAAAGTGGCAGGTCGCCTCGAAAATGAAGTCGTCGGCCTGAATGGGTGAAGTTTTGTCGTCCTTTAAGATGACGGTTTTACCGTTTTCCTTGGTCTGCCGCGATTTGTATTTAGCCCGCAGACAGACGATGAATGGAATTTTTGTCCGCTGCAATCGCTGAACAAACTTCGCGTGCTCGAACTTCGGTTGGCGCCAGCAATGCAGTCCTGTCTTGCCGCTTTTTGCTTCAATCTCCGTCGCCATGTCGAGGACGGAGCCTGGGCCGTCCCATTCGTGGCTTCCGCTGTCAATGATGCCGACCGCTGCGCCGGATGTCTCGATTGTATCAATCGCCTCGACATAACGGGCGGGCGTGAATGGTGCGCACAGGTCAAAGGTTTCAAATCCGTCCGGCAACACGTCGGCGTAAAGGCTGGCGCGGCCTGACTCCGAATCGGCCACGACAATTTTGCCCTTTGGCCCGGCCAGTCCGCGCGCCAACAAAAGGCTGGAATAAGTTTTGCCGCAACCGCTTTCCGAATATGCGACGATCAGCGGGCTAATGCCGCGCCGTGTCGCCTGTTGTATTTTGAATTCACTCATAAAAGTATTTTGTGCAGAAACGGTATCAGACTTTCAATGCCTTGGTTAAAAGTTCGTTTTGTTTCGTCAGGCCATCGCAGAGGGTGAGAATCAGTTTTAGTTCGTCCGTCACGGCGTCACGGCGGACAGTGAATTCATTTTTGGCCGCGAGTTTAATTCTTTCCTCAACGAAAGCGCGAATGGATGGGGTATTGTCAATAGTCATCGTTTGGCCTTCGGTTGAAGTTTGCGGATGAAAATGCACCTCTTGTCGTAACTGGCCACAGTCCCGTCCTTTAAAATGACCCACCTTCCCCTGATCGCACAAACGGCTCGCGTTATTTGGCCGTATTTGTCGTCAGAGTAAAACCACCAATCGCCAACCCGGAACTTTTCGCCGGGCTTCATCCTGCGCCAGCCCTTGGGAATTTTAACGCGCGTTTTCATGATTTTATTTCTTCCACTTTATTTCACCCTCGTGATTTCAAAGTGGCCCTTTTTGGTGGGGAGTTTGCGGATGCACAATTCGATGCCAAGCGGCTTCTGCAAATTGTAGGCCGCTTGGCGCAATTCACTATTAACGGAGTGGGAGATAGTTTCTCCCATGTTTAACATTCGCAAATCAGTGAGCAGCCGAGTGAATTTGGTGGTTGATTTCTTCATCGTGGATTCAGTTTCTCAGTTTTAATACATTGTGTCAACATTTATTTTACAATTTGTGAAACTATTTTCGCATCAAAAAGGCCAACAAGGGTTATCATATTTTCCTTTATTTTGCCGGTTGTTTATAGGTTGAAGTTCTCGGCCTCCAGTTTGGTTATGAAAAAGTGAATCCCGCTTGAACATTCATTGTTGTAATCATCGTCGAATTTCTCTTTAGGCTTAACTGTTTTCCCCGCCTCATAGAAAAACTCGCAATCGTTTTGGCTGACGCCTTTTCTAGCGCCAACAACTTCGAGCACCTTTGCAAATTCGGCGCGACATTTCCGCCCAAAAGCGTGGCTGCGTTTTGCATTTGCCGGGATTAGAAGTTTTACCAAAACATTATCACGGCATTTTTTCCAGACAATCAAATCTCCTTCGGGCAATATGCGCGTTGAGGCGATTGCAAAATCGGCGTCTTTTGCGCCTGACAGGTTTGCGCCTGACAGGTTTGCGCCTGACAGGTTTGCGCGTGACAGGTCTGCGCGTGACAGGTCTGCGCCTGGCAGGTCTGCGCGTGACAGGTCTGCGCCTGGCAGGTCTGCGCATGACAGGTCTGCGCCTGACAGGTTTGCGCGTGACAGGTTTGCGCGTGACAGGTCTGCGCCTGACAGGTTTGCGCATGACAGGTCTGCGCCTGACAGGTTTGCGCGTGACAGGTCTGCGCCTGACAGGTCTGCGCCTGACTTGACTGCCGCTTTTACTGCGTCGGCTAGTGATGAAAAATCGCCTTCAAACAGAATTGACCCGGCGATGGATTTAATTTGGATTTTTGCCATATTTTTTTGGTTTAATTTTTGCGTTGGTTTTCGCGCTTGTCAGTTTTGGCCTTGTGTCCGGCATGGCGCGTTCTGCCGGATTATCTGCTGTCGCAATTCAGTTTCGATCACGAACTGGCGATTGTTTTGCGCTGCGTCGGCCAGCGCGTGTAAATCGCCGCACCCGTCATAAGCATAGCCGGTGAAAACGTCAAAGCTGAAAATCAATGCGTTGAGCCTTTGAACTTCCGGCGTGGTCGGAATGACGACTCGCGGCCATTGGAATTTTGTGGTTGTTGGTTTCATAATTTTCTCTTTCTTTGTTGGTTTACCGTTACGCCTTTAGTTAAGCACAGGCCGTGCCAACATTTTCACGCTAAACCCCTTTGAATAAGGTGTATATAAACAGGACGGTGTTTCAATTCGAGCACCAAAACTGTCCCGTGATTTTGCAGGACACGGGCAATTCAAACAGTTAACGATTTCGTATGTCCAATTAAAATACAGACTTTTTTTGCTCACTCTGGTCAAATATTGTGTCCCGTTTTACTGTCCAAGTATCTATTCAGTATATACTTATGATGTATAGAAAAATAGTTCCTGAAAAATAATTTCCGTCTGGGTATTGACAAGAGGGCGGGTGGGGGATAAATTTGCCTCTCTGAGTTGTTTATGGGGTGGCCGGAAAAGTGTTCGTATTAAAATTCCGAGACGGGCAGTTAATGGCCTCATTAAACACCGGCCTTTTTATTATGAGCAAGAAAACTATCAAGAAATCTGCGTGGCATAAATGTTCTGAAGAATTGCCGCAGGTTGTATACGCATCCGATGGCAGCGTTAATTCTGTTTTGATATACAAAAAGAACGGCTTTGAATGCGGGTCTGACATTCAAATATCAAACACAAAGTTCCTGAACGCGCACAAAAATTGGGTGACACATTGGATGGAACTGCCAGAGCCGCCTTCTGCCGCATTTTAGGTCTGAAAATAGTTGAAGATTTTTCTTGTGCTTGGATTGGGAGTGTGAGAGAGTGCGGGAAGTTAAGTAAATGGTGCTGTGAGATGGCACCAGAAACGAAGTTAAAAATGCCCATCGAAATTTCCAATCCGTTGCCGCTGGCGACCTGCCCAAAAGCTGAAAGGCTCTTCGACATCTCACCGCTAGTGGCAGCGGATTTGAGCTTTTGAATTATGAAAACATCATTCCACCACGCACCGCTTAAATCCAACCGAATCTCCCTTCTTCTGAAATGGCTTAAATTGTTTCGCAATGATGGGCTTACAACACTGGAGATCGCAAAAAGCTGCAACACAACCCGTCCGGCGTCTGACGTGAGCGAGCTTCGGGCCTGCGGCGTCACTGTCAACTGCGACTACGAGGGGAAAACCCCAAATGGCCGAAAAGTGTATCGCTACCGGATTGAGGGCTGATTTATGGCATATTTTAACCCCCACTCTTGGCTGACTCCAAACACCTATAACGGGAATTTTGCCTATCCTTCTGGACGCGGCATTTATGTTTTGGCTGCTCGTAAAATTGATTACGAAAAAAAGAAGGTGAGGCACAAAATTCTTTATGTCGGGATGTCTTTGGATTTGAGGCGGCGATTAAGCGGCCATGCGGTTTTGCTAGAATTGAGGGATCGTTTTGGAGATGTGGTTATTTTCTTCCGAAATTACAAGTCCGACCTTCGTAAATTAGAACGTCACTTTATCCACCTTTTCAATCCCCCCTACAACATCATTGGCAGGAGGCGTGGAATATGAACGACCTCTACTTCATTGATTACGAACCAAAAATAATGCTCACCGATACGGTCGGAATGCGACCGGATACCGAGCTTGCTCACCGGAGGCTGTGCGATGTTCTTTGGTCACAAGGATGCCCACTCGTTCACGACGACATTTCGCTTCAGGACATCTGCCGATCAAAAGACCATGATTGGGTGAGAATCAAGGGTGAACTCATGCAAAAGGGGTGGATGATTGAAAACGGACAATTCACACATAAAGGCTGCATGAAAACGATGTTGCGATGCCACGAACGACACGAGAAAAAGATAGCCGCCGCAAATGCCGGAGCGGCCGGAAGATGGGGTAAAAAGTCATCAGAACCAACATGCGACCGCAATGCGACCGCAATGCCTACGGATATGCGACCGCAATGCCAATCACATTCACAATCACAATCACCTGTAGAGAGAGAGAGCAATTTGCCTGAAATTCCACCGATGAGTCGAAAAGACTTCGATGTGATGTCAGAAATGCGGGGTGTTCCAAAAGAGTGCGCGGAATGGTTTTGGAACGTGAATGACGGGCGTGGGTGGGTGGACAGCAAAAGCAATCCGATTGTCAAGGTTGAGCCGCTTCTTTTGAATGCCCTGAAGTCGTGGCGAACAAAGCAGGCAAGGACAAGTGGCTCAAAATTTACACCGCCGAAACCAACCAATAAACAAATTCTTGATCAATGGGGGATAAAATGAGCGTCGTAAAACTACCTTACAAATGCAAATTCTGTGGACAGCCAGGCTTCGTTGACTACGAGCACAATGGAATGCTTACCGAAGATCAGGTAAATCATTGGCTGAAATTCGTTGCCTGTAATCCTTGTGCTGATTACCAGCGCCAGAGCACGGACTTGTCGCGCCGACTTTTTAACATGGCCGGGAACTGGCACAACCTGATAACTTACAACCCCAAAGCTGCTGGGCCGCTTGAATCGGAAACGCGGGAAGCATTTGAGCGGACATTTCGACGCCTATGCACCGCCGTCGAAAAAAAGACGCATTGGGGCGGGCTATTCAATTCTGGAATGGTAGAGGACGCCATGAAATCCCCCAATCACGCCTATCGCGTCGTTAAATCGCTTTTGGAAAGGACGGCACAATGACAACTCTTCCCAAAATGGGCCGCCCCAGCCTGTCCGGTCTTTCTATCAAGGGACTTGGTTCGGCTGAATATAATCGCCAGTTGAGGAAAATTAAGAACGCAGGAAAGCCTCGTAAAAAACCATGGTCGGGAATTCCAAGCAGTAAAATAATTGGCCAAGCGGCGTATATGAAGGCTTGGCGCCGAATGCGAATCACCGAACGCTCTCAAATCCAATCCTCCGACATTCCCAAATCCCAAACTAACGACCCATGAAATGAAATGAACAAAATGAAATTACCCATGAAAAAGTATTTGAGGCAATTTGCATACGCCAGTTTCCCGCGTCCATTTGACGTAGCTGTTTTGGGATTGGGCAATGAGCTTGTCGGCGCTGAGGTTGGGGTGTTTGAAGGGATTCACGCAAGACTACTTGTCAAAAACAACTCCGTGGCAAGGCTCTACTGCATTGACCCATACCGCATTTATGAAGATTTGAAATTAGACACAAACATGCCCAAGGCCAAAGCAAGGGCGATTGAAAGGCTAAAATTTTCAGGTAAAGTCGTTTGGATGTTTGAGAATTCGGTAGAGGCATCATTCCGTATATTTCACGAATTGGACTTTGTTTATATCGACGCCGCACACAACTATAAAAACGCCGTCGCAGACATCGACGCTTGGTGGCCGTTGGTCAAACCCGGAGGAATAATTGGCGGTCACGACTTTCATCACACATGGCCGGGGGTTGTTAGGGCCGTGACGGAGTTCTCGGTCAAAAAAGGGTTGGACTTGTGTTGTGAAACCCCGGACTGGTGGGTGGTGAAACTTAAATGAATATCATCATCGGAATCATCATCGGGTTTTTCACCGCCCTAATGGTGGCGATGGCTGCGCTCTGGCTCGTAGGAACATGCGCCGCTTTGGATATTTTTAAAAGGTGATTCAATCTCTGATAACATTTTTTTGGCGCAGAGGAATCCTGGCTTGCGAATCTGAAGCGGAGCAAATTGCCTCGCATGTTACCGGCTGCCGGCGGGCAAACATCGGCGGTGGAATCAGGTCAAACCGCTGGCCTGACATTCCCAAATGTGACGCGAGAATTAACGGGCTTGATTTCAACACCCAGCGATTGCCTTATGCCGACAAAGAATACGACGTTGTAATCTGCGAGCAAGTCATCGAGCACCTGCACAATACGACTTGGTTTCTGTCGGAACTATGCCGCATTTTAAAACCGGGCGGGAAACTGTTGCTGGCCACGGAGAATCTCAGTTCACTGCCAAACATCATTGCCCTGCTTATCGGCATTACGCCGTTCAGCACCCAGCCCTGCTGTGGGAAGTTTCGGGGCGGGTGGAAGCGGGGACCCGCCGAGCCGCATGGCCTGGCCTTGAACCATCCGTGTTATTCCGGCGTCAGTGGCCATGTGCGCGTGATGACAACGAATCAGTTGCGCGAATTGCTGGTTGAGGCTGGATTCGTCGTGCAAGCGGTTCATAGCTTTTCCTTCCGGCACTACATTTTATTCGACGCAACCAAATTTTAGAAAAGGTTCTAGTATATACACCTCGTCGTCAGGTGACCGCGACCGCGCCTTTTGTGTGGACACAATAAAAACCAATGATTCAGATTCTTGAGCATAAGCGTCCCACCACAGATGGTGCTGGGCGTGTATTTGAACATAATCGCTTCCTGAATGGGGCCGGGGAAGGTCAGACGGTAAAACCGGCTTAGGCGATAACTTTGCGGTTCAATTGTTTTACGAGCCGCCGCAGACCATTTTAAAATGCTGTCGTCCCATGCTCGCGTCTGGTTTTGGGGCCAGCCGGTTTATGAAAAGAGGACAAAGTCAATTTTCTATTGACAGCTTGGCGACTTCAAAGCATATATTTTAAGGAATGGACGAAGAAACGGCGGCATTTTGCAATGGGCGAATCGAACCAAGCCAGGATTTCGACTGGGATGCAGTTGAAGAAAAGGAAAGGCCGGAGGTTGAGGTTGAGATTCGGCGGCAGTGCGCCATAACGCTCGCGAAATTCTCGGCAACGCTGTTGACGGTGGGCGGGCATGACCGGAGGAAATTCTTTCTGGCGGCAAACTGTCTCGCGTTCGCAAATCACATTCACCCGTCGCAGGAAACCAGCGGGGAAAAGATAGCGCGGGCGATTGGGATGCGAAAGGCGGCGTTCTTTCGTCGGGTAAACCAATGGCGCAACGTGCTTGGACTTCCGGCGATGGCTGGGGCATGGAGCGTTGACGCCAGAAAATCCATCAAGCGGGCAACCACAAAAGCACATGAGCAACGAAAAAATCACCACAACGGACAAAGCCAAAACTTCACTCAACGATTTAGCCGCTCGCATAGCGGTTCGGGAAAAGGAAATTGACCGCGTTTGCGATGAAGCGGTCGGGACCATCGTCAAGGCTTTGGAGTTGGCATTTGAGCAAGGCGACGATTTAACATCAGCCAAGGAGGTGTGCCGGCCTGGTGACTGGGAATTGTGGGTTGAGTCCAATTTCAAAATGGGAATCCGCACGGCACAGCGGTACATGAAGCTGTCCGAAACTCCCAAAAACGACAGGCGTGACGTGTTCCTCAATTGCAAATCAATGACTTGCGCTTACAAAATGCTCGGAATCCTACCGGCAGAGGCGGAAACCAGCGTTGAAAATGGAGGCTCAATATCAATCCCACCCGTGATTCAACGGCTGACGTGGATAGCGGAATGGATGGGTCGGAATCTGGACGACATCGGGACATGGGAACAGCCGCGCCGGGAGGAATTGAAACTGAAACTAAAACCAATTGTGGCGATTTACGAAAAGTTATGACAGTGATTTTCTATAAATTCTGGAATGGATGGAAAATGGGAATTGTCCAAGGCAATCTCACGCTCTGGTTTTATACCGACATCCAAAAGTGTTTCCAGCTTAACCCGCATTTTCTGAAATGAACGAACCACTTCCAGCAACGATTGATGGCCGGTCGCTGGCGAAGCTGACCGGCTACACCTGGCGCTGGATTCAGGAGCAAGCCGAGCGCGGCATTGTGAAGAAAACTGGACGCGGGGAATTTGATTTTGCTGGCAGCATCCAGGGAATAATCAATTTCCTAAAACAGAAAGATGAGCCAGCGCGCGAGCGATTGACCAAGGCGCAGGCCAGCCGGGAGGAAAGAATAGACCGGGCCGAGGCCGGCGAGGAAATAAAACTGGAAGTGGCAAAATCAGATTGGTCAAATGTCGTGCTGATGTTTCGCCAGCGAATGATTTCAGTCGGGAATAATGTGGAATCAAAGTGTGGCCTAACCGAAGCGCAGCGGAAATCAATCGAACAGGAAATATCCGACGGGCTGCGGGAGCTTGAAAAGAAAATGACCTGCAAGGCGGAAGAAATCGAGCAGGAAGAAAATGAACGCGCGAGCCAAACTGCATAAGTTCATAGCGGCCCTGCTTCCACCGCCTGACCCGCTGCTGATTTCGGAGTGGGCCGAAAAATTTGCTTACCTGCCCGCCGAAGGAAACGCGGAGCCTGGGAAATTCCACAATGCGCGAATGCCTTATGAGATTGCGATGCTGGACGACCCACTTGACCCGACAGTTTCAGAAATTTATTGGATGATCGGGAGCCAACTTGGGAAAACCTTGTGCATCATTTTAATAATTGAGTTCTACATTGACCACGCGCCGACCTCGATTTTGGCCGTTTACCCGACGATTGATTCCACGCGGGCTTGGATGCGCGACAAATTCGTGCCGACCGTGAAGGAAACTCCGCGCCTTGTTGGGAAATTGAAGGAGCCAAGAGCGCGGGATTCAGAGTCCACGGCCTTGAATCGCAAGTTTCCAGGCGGCGGGCTGACGTGTGTTGGTGCGAATTCTCCATCAGGACTTCGCCAGCGGTCAAAGAAGGTTGTCATTTGCGATGAGATTGACGCAATGGAGACGACGAGTGAGGGCGACCCGCTCATGCTGGCTGATAAGCGCGCCGAAACATTTTTTGACGCGGTGAAATTGAAATCTTCCACCCCGACGCTCAAGGGCAGTTCACGGATTGAGGATGGCATTGAGCGGAGCGACAAACAGCGATATTTTTTGCCATGCCACGCTTGCGGCGAAATGCAATGGCTGAAATGGTCACAGATAAAATTCTCATTCGACAAGGATGAGTTGTCAAGATTAGACAATCCAAACTTCAGGCCAGATGATTTCAAAGATTGGAAGCTGGCAATTTTTCCAGACAAACGGTGCGAGCAATCGTTTTACGTTTGCGAACAGTGCGGGGTTGGCTGGTCGGACCAGCAGCGGCTGGCAGCGATTGCGTCGGGGCACAAAGATAACCCGCCGATTGTCGTGAACGGGATTGAGTTACGCGCCGAATGGCGGGCTACGGCGCCGTTCAAGGGCATCCGGGGCAGGATTCTTTCCGGCCTTTACCAGACCATCGGAAAGAAACGCGCGTTCAAATCCTACCTTCACCAATTCGCGGAGAACTTTTTGACCGCAAAGCACGGCGGGAAAGAGACGTTACAGGTCTGGACGAATACATTTTTGAGTGAAACTTTCGAGGTCGAGGCGGAACAAGTCGAATGGAGTCCACTGCTTGAACGGGTTGAAGATTATGAGGGGGAGTTGCCGATGGAAGTATGCCTTTTGATTCTAAGCGGAGATATTCACCCCGACCGAATTGAAATGGAGGTTGTCGGGTGGGGAGATGAAGAGGAAACGTGGGGCATTCAAAAATATGTCGTTTGGGGGGACTTCGATTTGCCGGAAACCCAAATGAAGGTTGACGATTTCACGAATAAAAAATGGAAACACCCTTCCGGGGTTGAGATTGGTATAACCGCTGCCGCTTTCGACTCAGGCCACAAAGCGAAAGCGGTGTATCGCTTCTGCAAGGCGCGAGCAGCCAAAAGATTTTACGCAGTCAAGGGAAGTTCAACACCACACTCCCCGCTCGTCACGCCAAACCGGAACAAGCATTACGGAATCTGGCTTTACAACGTCGGAACGGACACGGCGAAGGATTCAATTTTCTCCCGCCTCAAGCTGGACGATCCCGGTGCGCGTTACTGCCATTTCCCAAAAGGGCAGGGTTACACGGAAAAATACTTCAAACAACTTTGTTCTGAAAAATTGCAGACCTACATGGAGCGCGGGGTTGTGAAACGGAAATGGGTGAAACAGTTTGAGCGGAACGAATCACTGGACTTGAGGGTTTACAACTTGGCGGCCTACGACATTTTGAAACCGAACATGCTGCGGGTGCGGGCGGCGGTCATTCCGAAATCCGAAGTGACCATGCAGGAAAGAACCGATTACGTTTTGAAGCCCACAGCCGCCACGCCCAAAGTTTCAGCCGAAAAACCCGCGCCGGTTAAATTTCGACAGAACAGTTTCGTCGGGCAGCACAAAGGATGGCTTTGAATTGACTTCAAAGACTAATATGAAGAGCTAGTCTGCCTGATTCCGTCGTGTTTTGGGCCGACTTAATCGGCTGGCAAAGCTGAGTAGGCGATTCAAAAGTTAATGCTGACACCTCGAAATTACGAGCCGACTGAAATCACGGCGGGCGACACGCTAACCTTTCAGCGTTCCATTGGAAAATACCCTGCATCCGCCGGCTGGCAGCTAACCTATGAGCTTCGCGGTCGCGCTCAAGCCATCGAATTCACCTCCGTCGCAAGTGGAGACTCTCACGTTATAACTGTTCCAGCGGCAACAACGGCTTCGTGGCTTCCCGGAGCGTATGAGCTTGAGGGCTACGCTGGAAACATTGCAACAGGCGAGCGCGAGCGAATCTTCATCAACAACCTCACCATCAACCGAAATCTTGAAGGCGCGGCGGGTGATATTTCGGTAACGACTCACGCGCAGCGGATGATTGCTCTAATTGAGGCCGTTCAGGAGGGCAAGGCCACCCATGATTTACTCGAAAGCGAAGTCGAGGGCACACGAATTAAAAGGCTTTCTCCCAAAGAACTGCGCGAAGAATACAATTACTGGAAACAAATGCGGCAGAATGAGGTTCGCGCGGCTGATTCGCTGGCCGGTCGAAGCAGTGGACGGAATCGTTTCGCGGTATTTACAGATCCGAACGGGGCCAGCATCGGCCAGTTTGGAGCGTTGCCTCCGATATTTCCCGGTGAACATTTATGAAAATAGCCGGAACAAACATTGACGACCCGTCAACGGCGCGCCGGTCAAAGAAAATGGAGGTTGCGATTGTCAAGCCGCCTGTAATTGAAGCGGAACTTGTTGCCGGCGGGTTGGAATGGAACCAACGCCGCACGGTCAAGAGCGATGGGCAGCGCATGTTTGCCGCCGCGATGACTTCCCGTCTGACTGGAGACTGGCCAATTTCAATTTCATCCGCCAACGCCGAGATTCTTGTTTCCGCAATCGCCACCCGGTCCCGCCTGCGCCAATTGGAGCGTGACGACGATTACATGCGCCGGATGTTGAGGCTGTTTCAAAACAACGTCATCGGCCATCAGGGGATTCAGTTGCAAATGAAAATCCGCGAGCCAGCGCCCGCGTTGAAACCACAGCCCGCAGACCCGGCCAATCCGAATCAAAAAGTTTCCAACAAGCCGCGATTCCAATTCGACACGGAAGCAAATCAGATGGTGCAATCGGCGTGGAAAGATTATCTCAAGCCCGAAAATTGCACGGTCATGCGGAACATGTCTGGGGTGAGCCTGCAACGGCTGATTGTGCGCGCATGGAAACGCGACGGCGCAATAATGGTTCGGAAATATCGTGGATTTCAAAATGATTTTGGGTTTGCGGTCAAGCCGATGGAAATTGATTTCCTGAATTTTTGGAATTGTGGTCAAGCGCCCGTCACTGGCAATCTGATTCAGTTTGGGATTGAATACGACAATTTTGATTGCCCGATTGCCTACTGGATCTTATCGCGTCACCCCGGAGAAGTTTTTCAGAACGACATCCAAAAGGTTTTTCAAACGCGCGTGCCAGCGGAAGACATTTACATGATTTTCGATGTTGACCGGGCAAATCAGCTTGTCGGAATGCCGGACTTTTGCAGCGTGGCGACACGCCTCAACGCATTGCATCGTTACGAGGAAGCGGAATCAGTTGCCGCGCGCGTGGCCGCGTGCAAGGGAGGATTCATTTCAAAAACTTTGCCGACAGAATATGACGGCCCTAAGGACGGGAAAGGAAATTCCCTTGAAGAAATGTCGCCCGGGATGGTTGAACAGGGCAATCCCGGCGAGGAATGGCATGACATTGACCCGAAACATCCGATGGAGGCTTACGGGAATTTCGTCAAAGGCCAGTTGCGCGGCGGATCGGCGGGCGCGGGGCTGGCATATAACACCGTTGCGAACGATTTGGAGGGTGTGAATTATTCCAGCTTCAAGGCCGGACGGCTTGAGGATACGGCACAATATCAATACGACCAGCAACACGTCATTGACCAGTTAATGCAGCCGTGGTTTGAAGATTGGCTTGTGTTTGCGTTGCTCAAAGGGAAAATAAAAATGCCAGCAGCCAAGGCGGACAAGATTCTTTCTGGCGTTAACTGGCAGCCGAGGGTTTGGGCCAGCGTTGAGCCAGCGAAGGAAGTTCAAGCAGATATTCTTGAAGTTGAGGCCGGTTTTGCCACTCGCCGGGAGAAAATTGCCGAGCGCGGAAACAGCATTGACGATGTTGACGAGGAACGCGAGGAAGACCAACTTAGCGAAAAGGCGCACAACATACAACCCGCCCCAATTTCCTTGCCGACGATAAAAAAGGGGGCAGTCACGGAGCAGGGTGCGCCAGCAGCGCAAGCGGCAGAGACTTAAAATTGACTTTCCTGCCATTTTTGTAAATGGCAAAGCATGATTTAGAAACTGGCTTTCGTTACTGCGAGCTTGAACTGACCAAGATTGACCGCGCTGCGCGGACGATTCCTATTTCATTTTCTTCCGAATGGCCAGCTTTGCAAAAGGCAACTCCCGGAATTGCAAAAATGACCGGGCTGACTGAAGGTCAGGTGTTCGTTGAAGTTCTCGACCACGCTCTTGAAAGCGTTGACCTGTCCATCATCAACAATCGCGGGGCGTTTCTGGATGAACATGATGAAAAAGACCAGCTTGGCGTAATTGAAAAGGCCGAAATAACCGGGGAAAAGCGCGGGCTGGCGCTGGTAAAAATCGGGAAAGACGAGCACGCCGAAAAGCGTTTCGCGCAAATGGAAGGCGGCATACGCACCCACATTTCATCCGGTTATCGCCGCACAAAATTTCTCGGCAAAGAAAAACTTCCAAACGGACGGGACGCCTATCGCTTCGCATGGAAGCCGACCGAAATTAGCTCGGTGGCAGTTCCCGCCGATCCCACCGTCGGGGTTGGAATGGGGGTTGCCCGCGCCTATCAAGACCTGCCGGAAATTGACTCTCCAAAAATAGTAGAAACAAAAGTTTCACCTGAACCAAAAATAATTATGGACGAAAATATTGCTGAACCAACCGAAGCGCAGCGCAAAATCATTGCCGACGGCGCATTGAAATCTGACCTGGCCCGCCGCTCTGCAATTCGCACTGCCGCGGACAAGGTTATCGAAAAATCTCCCACCATGAAGGACGCCATCCGCAAGATCGCGGAAGATTGCGATCTGGCCGGTGAAACCGTTGGCGATTTTAGCACAAAAGCGTTGGAAGCCTTTGGTGCCCGAAAGCTCGACCACACCGAGGCGCATATCGGCATGGAACAGAAGGAAATCGAGTCCTTTTCCATCACCCGCGCCATTCAATCCTGCATGAATTCCAAGACGGGCAAGATTGAGAAGGATTGCCCGGAATTCGAATACAACGAGGAGTGCGAGAAGCGTTACGGCAAGCGCAGTTCATCGTTCTGGATTCCAGCCGATGTGGTTGTCAACCGCAAGGGCGCGGACCGTGAAAAAGGCCGGCGCGATATGCAGGTCAACATTTTTGGACAGGGTGGCGCGTTTGTGCCGACTCTTTTGGAGCCGAATCCAATTGAATTGCTCCGCAATAAGATGGTTTTGGCGCAGCTTGGCATCCGTATCATGGGCGGTTTGACTGGCAACGTGGCCATTCCCCGGCAGACCGGCGCGGCCACGGCTTACAGCCTTTCGGAAATCGCGCAAGCCGCCGTTTCCAACCAGGTAATTGACCAGATTTTATTGACACCCCACCGCGTTTCTGCCGTCGGGATTTACTCAAAACAGCTTTTGATTCAGTCGGCCATTGCGATTGAAAACTTCATGCGCGACGATTTGATGACTGTCAACGCCCTGCGCCTGGATTATCTGGGCTGGAACGGCGCGGGCGGCTCATCGGAGCCGCTGGGCATCATCAATACCCCCGCCGTCGGGTCTGTGACTTTCGGCGCCGCCGCAACTTATGCAAAATTGGTTGCGTTTGAAACCGCCATCAACGTCGCCAACTCGACGGGCGGCTCGCGCGCTTATGTGACGACCCCGACCGCGAAGGGCGTCTTAAAATCTGCTGCGAAATTGCTTGTCGGAGCGACAACGGTTGCTGCCGTTGCTCTTTGGGAGGACGATGAAATCAACGGCTACCGGGCTGAGGACACAAATCAAATCCTCAACAACGGGATGATTTTCGGCAACTTCAATTCGCTGATCATGGCCCTGTTTGGGGGTCTGGACATCGTGGTTGACCCTTACACTCTGGCTGATAAGGCAGAAGTGAAAATCACCATCAACAACTTTGTGGACTTTGCCCTTCGTCATCCGCAGGAATTCGTTGTAAGCGCGGACGCCGCAAACCAATAACCGACAACTGACAAAACACAATCAACGAAAAAATGACAATGAAAACTGTAAAATTAAGTTTGATGTTTCTGGCAGTTGCCAGTCTTTCACTCACGGCCTTCGCGCAGCGCGGCATTGACATGTTCGGCGCACCTCGCAGCATCGTGCTGGCGTCACCCGCCCTGTTGTCGAATGCAACGCCAATAGCAACCAACGGCCCGATTGACACGCATGGATTCGACGGCATTGCCGTTGTGGACATTCAGACGTTGACCAACGGCACCGGGGCAAACACATTGACCGCTCAACTGTTCACGTCTCCCGACCAAACCAACTTGACGGCCCTGGCCAATTATGCGAATGCGGTTTCTGCTTCCAAATCTATCACAAATAGCATGTATGGCGGAACAACAAATTTGATTGCCACACAGACCGAGCTTTCGCCCGGAACGGTTACAACCCCAACGGCGGCCACTGCTGGCTGGGCCACCCCTTATCTGGTGCCCGCACAGTTCACCAACACAGGGGCAATCACTGTTACGACCAAGGGATATTACAGGGTTGCCTACAACGTGGCGGACGCGGCGAGATATTTGTATATCGTTTGGACGGACGCGGGCGGAACAGTAACCAATGCGACTTACAGCGCATTGTTCACAGGTTACAAAGCACAATAAACTAAAAAATCATATGAAATTCAAAGCAGCCAGTGATTTTCGAAACACGGAAAAGTTCAAAATTGACGGTCGGAAAGAGGGCGACCCGCATATCGCAAAGGGTGACACCTTTGATGCGGACGTGACTGACAACAGGGCCGCAGAGGTCATTGCGATTCTCGGATTTTCCGGGCGCATCATTGATGTGGAGAACCAGCCCGCCGCTTCCAAGAGGATTGACGCCGAGGTTGCCGCTGAAAAGCTGAAGCTCGATGAAAGCTTGCCAGTTTACACTTACGACGAGGAAGTCGAAAAAAGGCGCAAACTTGCCGAATCGGAAAAGCCGTTTAACGCCGAGGATTTCGCCGAAAAGCGGAGGCTCGCTAAACTGGCGTCACAGGTGAAATAATTTGTTTGTTGTGCCTCAATCCCCGGCTGGCGTTTTGGGTTTCGCCAGCCGGGATTTTAGTTTGCCATGAGTGTTTACGATGTCCATGCCGCCAGTCTCGCCCAACTTCAAGGAGAACTTGGGGCTGATTGCCCGCAGATGTTTTGGAATGGGAGCCTCTGGCCGGTCCTGCCAGGCGGAACGCGATTGGCAAAAGACCTGTCAGTCGGCGGATTTACCCTTGATTCAGACCTTCAACTGACCGTTTTGCTGGCTCAGTTTGGAGCGAATTTACCAGCCAGCCCTCAAACATTCAATTATCCCGGCCAGACTGGGAAACTTTACCGCATTGTCAGTACGACGCCCGCGCCGGAACAGCTACAAATGCGAATCAACGCGAATGACGCCGAGCAATCTCTATAAATGCCGCCCTGCAATGCGCTGCGTAACGCAGGACGGGCTTTTAACCGTTTCAGGCCACTAGACAGCGGAATTGACTCAATTCCTATATTTGATGGCCTCAAACTGGGATCAACGCAAATTCGACGTCGCGCTAAATGCTTGTTTGGCCAACACCGGCCGCACGGCGGCGAATGTGATAAATGGCCACGCGCTGGCGATTGCTTTCGGCGCTCAGAGAAACACCCCGAAGGCCGACAAGATTTCAATTGGAAAAAGTCTTTCTGAACTGATTTACGATTTCAAGACGACCAAAAAAGGAGCGTCCCGAAGGTTAAAAATGCGGACAGTTTTCACTGGGGCCGGCGGGGCAACTGCGCTTGCTCCAATCGTGGCGCTGTTGATTAACAAGGCGCGCGGGGCAAAGGGACAGCCGGGGCTTTACGGAAGCGAAATGGCGGCGGCGATCCGTAAACTAATCGCCAAGCGTCAAAGCACAGTTGCCTTTCTGAAATCAGGTTGGACGCCAGCCATCAAACAACTACTTCCGTTGGTCCCGTCAAAATATCGCACCAAATCCGGTTATATTGAAAAGGTCATGGGCGAACCAAAGGGTGGGGTGTTTCCGGCTACCCCAGAACAGAATTCCCCGACGTGCAGGATTTTCAACGCCATTGGAACGGCGGGCACAAATTCAGCATCGCACAATGCCGCTTTGGAGAGATACGGCAGACCGGCTTTGGAAATGGCTTTTGAAACCGAGACGGCCAGCATGGTCGAGCACCTGAGACAAAAACTGAGCGAGGAAGCCTTCGCCGAATTCAACCGAATGGCCGCATGACCTACCACAATTTACTTTCCAAGACCGGGCGCGCGTGCGTGGCTTACATCGTGGCAATGGCGGCGCAGAACAGCCTTGCGAACGTGCAGGCCGCAAACATTTACCCGACCAAGGGCGTTGCCGATAAAGTCATTGGCGCGGGCATGGTGATTTGCGATGCAGAGCGATGGAGGTCTGACGATGGGAATCCCGGCTGTTACATCGTTGAAACTCGAATTGTCGTCAAGACTCCCGGTACAAATCTTTTGGCGAGTGAGCAATTTGTGTCGCAGGTTTTCGACCTGTTCTTTGCCGGCGTGGTTGATCAGGACAACACCGCCGTTGCCGACGCTATCACCACGGCTGGGCAAGCTCTGGCTACGTCTGACGCTGTCAACAATGGCGACATGGCGCAGTTTAAATGTGACGAGGTTTTCTTTGACGGCGGTTCGGTCGGAGAAACGGAAAACTTTTGGGAGGACGTTTTGAACCTGACATTACGCGTCCGCGCCGTCTCGGGAACAGGATAACAAAAAGGAAAAATTATGTGGAGCATCAATGCGTTAATTGGACATCGTTCGGAAGTGGTTTCTGAAATCAAAGCGATGGATGAAGTGCCCGAACCGTGGAAGTCGGCTATAATCGCCGGACTGAAATCGTTCGCGCCCGATTGGAATGGTGTCCGGGTAGACGCGCATGGCCATGAAATGCAGACGGAAACACCACTATCTCCTGCCGAGGTGCTGAAATTGAAAGACCCGAAAGCGCCGACCAACAAAGTGTCCGGGGTCATGGCCAACTATCACATTTCGTTCAAGGCCGTGCGATTGAGCGGCGGAAATTGACTCTTAACCATTTTTATACATGACTGACGGGAATCCATTTGAATCTGCCGATGAAAATCCGGTCACGCCGGAACAAATCAAGACGGAACTGGCTGAGTTTCAAAAGCTGCACAAATACTCCGACCGGAAAAAGTACTGGCAGGAACATGCTGCAATCAAACACATCGTCAGCGAGGTAAATTTCCACGCATAAAATATGGCTCTCCCCGAAATCCAGACCGGCACGGCGAAATTGGTTGGAATAACCAACGACGGAACTCAGATTGCCATTTCCGCCTTTGCAACCTTTGTCGCCCAGGCGATTGATCTGGCTGACAATACCAGAATAAAAGAGGAGCAGGATGAAACTGATTTTGATGTCACTCTGATTGCCTCGAATCAAAACATCGAAGGCCGATTGACGATTGAACCGTCCGGCGCAACGCGGGCGGCAGCGGCGGCGGCGGCAGTTTTCCTGACCCCGTTGGCGGCTGTCCAACTCTCCCATTTCAAGCTGGCCGCGTTGAACAGCAATTATTGGATTTACATGGGCAAGCAGAGAATCATGCTGAACAACAAAGACTCGGCAAAAATTGAGTTGCCAATTCGACTTTACACAAATGCTGCGCAAGCGGCGGCCCTCTCAACCACGGTCAGCGGCTAAAAATATGAAGAAACTTTTTACAGCGGTTTTAATTTTCGCCTCATGTGTTTTGAGTCAGGCGCAGACCATCGGCAGTGCTTCCAACATCACCGGCACGAATTATTATCCGGTGCTGGTTTCCGCCGGAATTTATCAGACAAATCAGCCTTTTCATGGAGGCGCTTACAAAACCATCACGCTTGGGAACATCACCAGCACAAACGAAACTGTGACCGGCTACTATGTGGTAAATCCAACCAACGGGCTTGTTCCGGCTCCGGGACTGCCTGGTTATTACATTATCGGAAGTTTCACGAATTCCTTTGCCTCCGGCACGAATGGAGGTTCATGGTCAACCACTTTCAGTGGGAATGGGATATCAGTTCCAGAGCCGCTTTATCTTGGGCTGGCCATCACCGGCGGCGCTTTTACAAATACGGCCTACGCCCCTTAGATTTTTGAGTGTACGAAAAACTCTTGGCGCAAGCGGTCCTGCCCGCTCCGGTGCAGGTGTGCGGAATAGCCCTTCGGCCTTATTCCTTGGGACATGAATTGTGGCTGATTCGGCGGGATAACCCGCTCGCTCTGTTTTCCTTTTCTGCTGAAGTTCAAATTCTCGGCAAGCATCTGTTGGAGGCGGTTCTGTTTTGTTCCCAGCCATTCGGCGAAATCACTGACAAGGAAATTCCAGACAAGGAGATTGACCTGCCAGCCGAGTTCAAGACGTTCCGAGAATATCAATTGGCCGGTTCTCTGGAATTGCCCTGCCAGTTGCCCGCGTCAAGGCCCGATGATCAACCCTCGCGTTATCTTGGCGCGCCGTTCCTGCTGAGGCTGCACCTTTTCCTTGTGAAAGAAATGAACCTGACAGATGAAGCCGCGTGGAATCATCCTCTCGGTTTCGCAAAGATGCGTTATGCGGCATGGATGGAAGAAAATCAGCGCATGGAAATAAAGAACGAACAGGACATGCAGGTGGACGCCGACCGCGCGAAATGGATGGCAGAACACCCCGGCGACGGTATTGAGATTCTGGAAACAAAGGAGGCTTCCGATGCCTAGTTTGATGGCCACTTTGGGACTCGACCGGAGCCAGTTCAACGCGAGCGTGGCGGCGGCGAAAGGCGAAGCATATTCAGCGGGTTCGGCTATTGGCGGGGCACTATCATCAGCCCTAGGAAGCGCATTGAGCATAGGTGCGCTTGGAATGGCGTTCAACGCCATACTTCAAAAAGTTGCGGATATAAAAAGCGAGGCGATTCAGACGGGGTTTGACACCGATTCGATTCAGAAGTTCAATTTTGCCTTGGGTCAGATGAACATTGAAGTCCAGTCCGGAAAGGTCGGGCTGGGCATAATGAACAAACTCATTGGCGAGGCGTCGGAAGGGGAAAAACACGCCGTGGAAATTTTCAGCCGGTGGGGAATTTCAACCAGCGGAAAGAGCAACGCCGAGATATTTGAGGAAATACGAAGTGCTATTTCAGCCATGCCTGACCCAGCAAATCGAGTGGCTATGGCCATGGAAATCTTCGGGCGCGGAGGTCGGGAGTTGCTGCCATATCTGACGGCCAGTAAGGAAATGCTTGACGAAATGGCCGCGCACGCCCCGATTATTTCAAAGGAGGACATTGACAGCATAGACCAAGCGAAACAAAGATTGGAAGAAGTCAAAAACCTTTTACTGACTCTCGGCGCAAAAGCAATCGGCAAGGTGGCGGAAGCGGGAACCACCATTGGTCAAGCTGCGGGTGCTCCATCTCTTGAGGGGGACAATCCATTATCGTTTTTACATCGGAAAGTGGTTCTGAGCCAGCATGGTATTCCAACTCTTAGCGCCCCCGCAGGAGAGCAAAGCATTAAAGAAGCCGCTCCGTCAGTAAAAGAAATGACGGACTTAAAAAAGAAGCATGCCAAAGAAAAGGCGGCACTGGCGTCAAAGGCTTATGATGCTTACTTGGGGATGGATCAGGGGAATCCTTTAATAGCTCCCGGAAAATTTCTTGGGCCAAAACCGGCACTATCTAAAAAAGATGAACTATTGAAAAACATTGGCCCTTCAGGAACAGAATCGCTTACGGCCATGATGGCCATGAGCGTGAAAGTGGGAAAGGATATTCCAGAGAAAAAAGAAAAGGAATCTCCCGGAGAATCGCACAGAATCGGGCGCATGATGGAAACAAATTCAATGCAGAAAATCGGCGCTTATGCCGCGCAGCCGCCGGGCTACATGGAAATGGTCAAGGCGTCACTCTCAACAGAAAAACATCTGGCCAGCATTGACAAAAAGATTATCGCCAGCAGCGGCCAGCCAACCCGATTTGGATAAACCATGCCTATAAATCCAACAGTCGTAAAAAAGACCGGCACACTGGGGCCGATTACAAAGCCGTTCACGGTTAGGTTTGACCCGCGTTCCGGCCAGACAATTCATCTAAAAAACACGGGAGATTTAAATACACTGTTGTCGGCTTTCGCGCTTGCTCAGGCACAGGGCGCGTCCGGTGAACTGATTGTCAGCCCGGTTCTCTCGGAACTTTCGACCGAGACTCCAATTGGCGGCATTGTCATCAACGGAGAATTTTTTGCCGACTACGTTTTCGACCAATGGGAAATTGAAACCAACGAGGGAAGTGAATCGGTTTTTGGATGCCCGCTGGTGCAGTATTACATTAGCCCGAATGACCGGGCGGTGATTTCCAGGGCCATTGCGGACGGCACTTCTCTAGCGGCTGCGGTTTCGGCCTGCCAAGCTGACTTGGGTTCAAACTTTAATGGCGGCCCTTTTACTTTTACAGCCCCAACAGCGGCAAACTCGCTGCAACTTTACAAGGAAATGATAAAGATGCAGGATTCGTGGGGGCCGTTCACCTACGTCTTGCGCCACACGTCAAATGTGAGCGCGCAGAGCACCTACAATTCGGCAGATTACAATGTTAACCGGCTTTACACCCCGGCCCAGTTAATCAGCGAATGCACGTCAGGCTGGACATATCCGTTGCCACAACGGTTGATTGCAAAGATTTTCAACATCCCCTATCAATATGCGTCCACCGACGAGGCTGGTTTTTATCTTTGGAGTTGGAAAAAGAGCGCAAGCCGGGAACAGATCAACGCTCAGTTCCGGGTGGACATCGTGACGGAATATGTCTTGGCGTTGTGGTCAACCATTCGTTACCAGCCGCGATGAGAAGCACGACGTCACCGACACCGACAGGAACGCAGAAGGAAACGACCTTCATGCAGGGCGTTTCCAAGAAGCTGAAATCCGAGTTGCAGTTTTACGATTCGACAACGGTCAAGGTTGAGCAGACTACGCGCGGCGTTAGGTTTCATGCGTCGAGGGGTGGGGCGAAACCGATTGATGGCTGGCGGTTTGCCAAGCCTATTCTTTATGACAAGACCAAGTCCTATTCGTTTCAGGAAATTGTTTATGTCGCGTCGGATAACCCACTAGTGACGGCGGGAACGATTGATCCGGACACGGGGCAGACGGTTTTTGCTTTCGCTGGGAAATATGTGGCTTTGCAGGCCGTCGCGCCGGTCGTGAATCCGACGGGATTGACCGCCGGAACTTATTATCACATCCCGCAACTTCCGCTTCCGACTCCGGGCGACCCGGACAATGCCGCCCCGGATTCGACAGCCTATGGCACCGGCGAGGCTCAAAACTATTGGGACATTGTTACGCAGGATGCGCAATGCTATTGAACCATGAGTGGCGGACTACATAAACCATTTCAGTTGCCGTGTCCCGGAACGGTTATCTGTGGCACGGGGCCGAAATATGCCCAAAAGAAATCCGGCGAAGGCCCGGTAGCGGCGTTTCACGAAACAACACTGGTCAATGGGATAGCCCCAACAGGACTGGCGGCAGTCTTGGTGTGCAATACTGCGTCAGGCCATCCCGTAGCCTACGACGGCACCAACAACGGTGCATCTCCATCTCCTCACGGCCCTTGGGTGAATGGAGCCGCACCCGTACCGCCGGTGAACACCTTCGCGCAGGCGGGCACAGTTGACCTGTCCCTCTGCCGCAAGCGCGGGTTCAAGAGCGTGCAGGCAAAACGATACTGGCATGGGACGCCGCCTTGGACGTGCGGACTGGGGGCCAGCGAAGGACAGTTGCCCTCCAGCGCGTGGCCCGGTTCGGCGGGACCAGCCTTCGCACCATTCCGGTCGGCAGTGAACGACACGAAATATACGACCGTCACCTACGACGTACATTTCGACTGGCAACAAAATAATGAAGCCGTGTCGCATTCCACCTCCACTGCCAGCGGCAGCATATCCGTTGACCCGCTAACGGGAGTCTTAACCACTTCGCTCACCACCTCGCAGGATGCCTATTACGATTCCGGGTTTTCTTACACGGGACAGATTTATCACGCTTCGGGGGGGGCTGGCTGGACGTACTCGGTAGCGGGCGGCCATACGGATTACACACACGGAATGGCAACCGACGTAGATGGGATGTTGGCAGATTTGCACGTCGGGAATCTGCCGATAGTTCAAGGAACTGGCGGCTTTATTTTTGAAGGCGCATTGACGCCTCAAGGTTTGATGGACGCCATTACGCAATGGAACTTTGTCGCAGCAGGCGTTGGGGGGACCATTCTGCCGCAAATGACCGACTTCAACAATTATTCCGCTTCAGGGGCAATCCTTTTCGACGGCGTCGGTTTTCCGGGGTTGGGAGGACAACCTTACAAATCAATCGTAATATCGTTTTCGAGAACTGGTTCGGTCGTCTCTTGGGATGTTACACAGACAACGAACATCGCGGTTTATGACGCCGGTTTGGGTACGAACGTCCTCGACCCGAATCCCGTCTACTGCCACGCCTACGGCAGCATGACCCTTTCCGGTTCCAACCCCGGCTCCGCTGTTTATGCAGATTTGCTCGCGCTGAAAGATTTGTGGGACTTGAACGACGATATTCTTTACCCGTGGCGCACCGATGGCAATGTCGGCATCGCGCCGCTTGTCTCGCGCAATGAAGTGCCAACCCACGTCTCGCCCGTCACCGGGCAATTCCATATCAACAGCGATGGCTCGACGTGGGTTGATGGCAACGCCGCGCTTTACGACGGCTCAATCCTCGGCGCACCCAAGCCCGCCGGTTACGGTTACAATGCGGACGGCAGCAAGCAGGGGATCTTCGATTTCCGGCATGAGGTCGACGACTGGTGTTTCCCTGATGACTACCCAGACTCACCGGCGTATTTTGACACGTTCAACTACGGCGCTCGCACACCCGATTTTCTGCCGCAAAACTGTCCGCAATGGACGGAAGACATTAACGCTCCCAACTTCCCGGCGGGAAAGTTTTTGCTGTTTAACGGTAAAATAGACATCGGGTGGACTCCACTGTCGGTTGACGTGTTGTTTGTGCAGGATTGGATTCAGACTGAGGAAAACTGGCCGTCCTACGACTTCGCGCGGCCCGCTGGCGCAGACCGCTTCACGTTCGACGAAACCACACCAGCCGGAATTGACAAGGTGTTCCCATACCTGTCCGGTTACAGCGCGGGCACCGGCGACACGGGCACCGGCGACACGATTACGGTCGGCAACGCGCCGATTCTCGTCGTGGATTTGAACGGCAATTCGCCCGGCAGTTCTTTTGATGATCCCGGCCAGCTTCCTCTTGAAGACGGTGTTCATCACCCGGTGGATTACATTGAAACCTTTGGCCCCGGTGGAAGTCCAACCCTGCCGACAATAAGTTCCGGTGACGTTTGGGGCGGTCAATGCGTTGGCGGATTTTATCACGTGACGAGGCTTTCCGATTCAACCGTCTTGCTCGGCGCGAAAGTTTTCAACCTGCCCACCGGCTGGACGTGTCCATCCAGCGACGAGACACTGGCGTTCGGGCGGCTGCGCTTCCCGGCCTGCCCCGGCATCCTTGGGCGCGTGGCCATCAGCGCCGTAACCAACGCCTCACCCTGTCATCTGACCCTTGATTCCTCACCGTATCTGGCCATGGACATCACCGCCTCTCCGCCGTCGA